TTTTCAGATTAAAATATTAAATTTTATATATATTATAATGATATATTATATATATTCAATTACCTGTAATGACGAACCAGATAATTTTTATATTGGTTCAACTAATAAATTTTCAGCAAGAAAACATAAACATAAAAAAAATACTACAAATAAAAGAGGTAAATTATATTGGTGTAAATTATATGAATTTATTAGGTCTAAAGGTGGATGGGATAAATTTACTATGACTATAATAAGTGAACATGAATTTGATAATAAAATAGATATTAGAAAAATTGAACAAGAAATTATTAATGATAAAAAACCTTTATTAAATTCTATTAATGCATTTAAAAAATAATGTATATATATATTTTATAATGATGGAAATATTAAGTAAAGAAAATTTATCTAAATTTATTGAAAAAGAAATTGAAGTTATTCAAAATTCTGATTCTTTATATAAACAAGATGTTAAATGGATAGATAATGTTCCTTATGAAGAACCAAATGATTATGAATTAAAATTATTAGAAGGAACTAAAAATCCTAATGAATTATTAGAAGAAGAATCAAAAGAAGAACCTATTTTTTTAACTGATGAAGAAATTAAAGAAAGAGAAAGAAGTGAATATATTCAAAGAGTTAAAGTTATTGCCCTAAATATGTGTCAAAAACCTATTTTAAGTAATCCAAGTTATTTTAAAGAATTTGAAAAAAATAAAATTATTAAAGCTATGCAAAGTATTATAGATAATATGACTAATGAAGACATTATTACAAGATTTAATGAAATATGTGTCGAAGAATTGTTTTCTGGTGGAGGTGATAAGTATGAAAATTATCCATTAAAAAGAATTTAAAAATATATATAAATATTAGTATAATATTATAATAGTATAATACTAATATGAGTGGACAACCTTGTAAGAATGAAGCTGATGTAAATAAGTTTAGAAATTTATATTTAGAAGACTTAAATTTACGTGCACAAATTGATGAAATGAATTTACAAGCTAATTTAGTTTATAAAACTACTGGTCAATTACCTCCCGTTGCTCTGATGGCAGATACAAGAACAGTAGAACAAAAATTATTAGATTTTGAAGGTTTAAAAATATCTATTATAAAAGAAATATCTACAATTTCAAACCCTCAGTTTGCAACATTAGTTGTTCAAAATATTGTTCAAAATCCATTAAATATAAATAATAATTTATTAGTTTTTACAGCTCAAAGAATAAAAGAAATAATAGTAAATTTAAGTAAAAATTATGCTATAGGAATAAAAGGAGATAAAAATGATGCAGAACAATTTGTCACTTTTATTACTAAAATGTATACAGATATGGCTAATTTTACTAAATCAACCAAAGACTTATTAAATTCGCAACCAACTAATCAATTCAATATTGTTAATGCAGGAACACAAATGACAACTAATTTTCAATTTTTAAAAAATGTATTAATAGATAATTTAGGTATTTTTAGACGATATGATGATAATATTCATAATACATATGACCAAGTTGTAAATTATGTTGGTACATTAGAAAATGATTTTTTAAGAAATAAAATGGTAAATATTCTAAATAGATATAGACAAACTAGTTTTAGTTTAGAAAAAATAGTTCAAATTTCAAATATTATTATTCAATTAATTCCCGAAACTGATTTTTTTAATCAAATAAAAACATATTTATCTAATATGAATAGTAATGTAAATAATCATGATGAAGTTGTTGATGATGCTAGACATTATTTTGATTTTTTATCATCAGGACTTCCAAATCCAAATAATATACAAACTTTTATTTTAAAATCAAAACTTACATTTGATACATTAGAAAGATTATCACATGATTTAGTTGATACAGTTGATTCTAAAATAAGAACTGCTTATGATAATGGACGAGAAAGAGAAATGGCTATTCGTTATCAAAGAGAACATGAAAAAAGAGAAGCAAGAAGAGCCCAACAAGAAAGAAGAAATGCAAGACGACAAAGAGGACTTGAAGAAGGTCATTTTTATGAAGGAGCTGAAGAACATAAAAGTCCTGTTGGTAGTGAAGAAGGAAGTGAAGAAGGAAGTGAATATAGTTACGCACCTATTGAAGGTTTTCAAAATTTTCAAGTTGAAATTCCAATGAGAAGACAAAGTGCTCAAGGTAGTGAAGTAGGTAGATTAGAAAATGCATTAAGCCAACAAAGTAGAACAATAAGTTCAGTTTCTGAATATGACCCACAATATAATATAAGAGAAGAACGTGAATTTGGTGATATTGATATGGAATTAGTTCCAATGAATAATTTATTAAATAATATGAATGATATTTTAATTAGAGCCGAATCTCTTTATCTTCCTTCTGGTTTATCTATTGAAGAATTAGAAAGAATATTAAGAATGAAATATCAATTAATGGAATTTTCTAGACAAGGAGAATTTGAACAAGGAGAAAGAGATGAACCACAATATGCTACACCATCAGAAGAAAATATTTCAAGTTTAAATCAAAATCCATTTGACCAACCTGCAAGAGAAGGAGAAGTAAGAAGTTTAAGTACAAATGCAGTTGGAGATGCTCAAAAACTTTTATCTAATTTTGGATTAGTTCAAGGAGCTCATGAAAATGAACCTATTTCAATAGAAAGTTTAAATGCTTTAAAAACAGTTTTAAGAGAATTTGGTTCAAATTCGGCACAAAGACAAGAAATTGAACGTAGATTAATACAAGACTTAAATGATTATAATCAAACTAATGGAACTAATTATAATGTTCAAGATTTACCATCAAGTTCTGGAAATGGTTTAAGACGTAGAGGAAGACCAAGAGGAAAAGGAATAATTAAAAATATACCTCAAAAAGCATATAAAATAACTGTAAAAGAAAATTTAAATTTAAATAAAGGAATTGAACCTACATCAAAATTTATAAAATTTGGAAAATATTTAATAAATAATCATAAATTACATAATGATGATATATTAACTTTAAAACATATTGGAGGTGGAAATATTCATCAATTTCCATCAAAAAAAATAAGTAAAAATTTATCAAATATTTTAAAAACAATTATTGGTGGTTCTCTTCCACATTATAATGATTTAAATAAATTATCTGAAGCTGAAAAAATATATTTACATAATGTATGTTCTAAATCAAATATTATAGATAAATTAAATATTCCTACACCAAATAAAGATTTATATGAAAAAGAAATTCATGATTTTGAAGTTATGAAAGGTGAAATTATGAGTGGTAATGATAATCCTGATTTAATTAAAAAATTCAAAATATTAATTATTAGATTATCTAGAAATGGACAATTACCAAAAAAAGAAGTTCAAGAAATATTAGAAGATTTATCATATATATAAAAAAATAAAAATATATAATTATATATAATGTCATATAATTATAATCCAAAAGTTGAACATCCTAATAAAATTTTTTATCAAATGGAAAGTAATGGTTTCCAAGTTCCTTTCTTTTTTGGAGGTTCTCAAGTTCCTGAAAGTTTAGGATTAATAGAACCTAATCACCCTTTTAATAATATTCACAGTTATAAACAATTAGTTGGTTATGGATTTATGAAAGGTAATCAATATAAAAGAGTTAATAGAAAAAATCATAGATAAATTAAATTATTATATAAATATTTATTTACTTATATAATTATATAAAATGTTTGTCATAGTTTTTAATCAAAATAATTTAGTTCCTGATGGTGGTAATAATCAATTAGTTTATAAATTTCCATCATCAATAATGTTAACAGATAAATTTATTTCAATTTCAAATATTTCACTTTATTATTCTTGGTTTAATATAACACAAGCTTTAGCAAATAATACTTTTACTTATACATGGACAAGTGGAGCAATACAAACAACTTATACAATTACAATCCCAGACGGTTTATATGGTATTCCAGAAATTAATGGATATATGCAATTTGTTTTTATTAATAATGGAACTTATTGGATTACAGATAACGGTTCTTATGCTTATCCTTTTGAACTAATATTAAATGCTTCAAGATATGCTGTCCAATTGAATACATATTTAATTCCTACATCTCTTCCTGCTGGTTATACTCCTCCACCTGCTGGATTTCCTACTGTTGCTTGTAATCCTGTTGTTATTTTTCCACAATTTTTTAATGAAATTGTTGGTTATAATGTTAATTTTACTTCCGCATATAATCAAGGTAATACTTATGTACCTCCAACAAATCCAACACAATCACAAAATTATGTTTCTAAAGATGGAGCTGGAACAATAAGTTATTTATCTAATTTTGCTCCAAATGTTCAACCAAATAACCAAGTTTTATTTTCAATGTCAAATATTAATAATCCATATACTTCACCTTCAAGTATTATTTATTCGTTAAATCCTAATGTTTTAGTTGGAGAACAAATTTATGAAACTCCTCCACAATTTATGTGGAATAAATTAATTGATGGAACTTATACAGAACTTAGATTATCATTATTAGGAAACAATTTAAGACCTTTAATAATTAATGACCCTAATATGACAATATTATGTGTTATTAGAGATAAATCTGAATTACAAGTTATTTAAATAATTATTTATTTATAATATATATATGTCAAATAATTTAGATAATGAAACTTATATTACAACATTATATGAAGAATTTAATACAGTTAGAACAAGTTTAATGACTGATTTAAAAAATGATAAAGAATGTACAAAAGAAAAAATTATTAATCAAAAAATTAATTGTATTGATATTTTAATGAAAAACTTATTAAAATTCAGAAATATAAATATAAAAGAAAAATTATCAGGTAAATTTTAACTATTTTTTCTATATAAAAATTTAACTATATTAATTAATTATATTTAATATGGTTCATAATTCTACTAAATTAATGCGAATGCCTTTTACTTCACATAAAAAACATCATTCTATTGGTGGTGGTATGGGTTCAGTTTTATTATCTCGTGGTGGTCCAGGAGCAGGAAGTTCTTATATGGATTTAGAAGACTATGAAATGACAACGGGTATTAATCCTTATAAAAGAGAATATAGAAATTTAGAACCACCATCAAGAAGTTCAGGAGGTAGTTTATCTAAACATTTAACTAATAAATTAGGAAAATTAGAAATTGGAGGTAAAAAGAAAAATATTGTTATGAGTTTCTAATCAAAATATTGATTTTTTATAAAAAAATACAAATACTATATAAATATTTAACTATATTAATTATTTATATTAATGTGTGATAAATTAGTTTTCGACTTAGCTCAAGAAGTAGAAGGACAACCTTCTGTTTTCATCAGAAAAGACTGGATAAACTGTTTAGATAATCAAAATCAAAATTATAATGGTAATCAATCAATTTTAGATACATCACAACTTAGTAATAGTAATAAATATATGTCTTATAGAGAAGCATATTT